TCCGCTGCGGGTGGCGGGGGCGACGACGGGCGCCCTGGTCTTACTCTTGTCGGTGGTAGAAAACCGGTCAGGAAACTGCGAGTGCAATTCTGAAGTAAGCGTATCATAGTACTCTTTCGAGTCCGGTGCAACCCCTTCTTCAACTAACTGCTCGTGTAGTCCCATTGCGGCGCCAGTCAATACTCGGTCTTTCTGCCACCACGACTCATTCTCGCTAAGCCATTTCTGTAGTCGCGCAGAGTATTGTTGTGGTTGCGGCTGCTGATACTGCGACTGTTGCTGCGCTTGGGCGGCTTGCTGCTGCGCTTGGGCGGCTTGCTGCTGCGCTTGGGCGGCTTGCTGCTCTCGCAAGGCCTGCAGTTGCGCTTGGTCGCGCTCCATTTGGTATGCTTCGGCTTGGAGACGCGCGATTTTTACCTGCGCGGCGGCCATGCCATCGGCGTCGCCTTCCTCGTAAGCGCTGCGGTACGCCGACTGAGCGGATTCAAGCTGGGATTCAACCCGACCCTTTGTCTGCTCGGTCGTAGACGCGCGCTGCGCGTCGAGCGCTTTTTGCAGTCGCTCTTTCTCGGCCATGACCGTGCGGGCGTAGTCGAGAGCTGCGCGCTCCCGCTGCTCCGCAGCCTGGCGGTTCTTGATCTCCTCGGTCTTATCCCGAGCTAGCTTAGTAATTCGCTTCTGGACTTTACGCCCGTACCCAGAGAGATCCTCGTCAGTAGGCTCTTCCTCCACCTCGGGAGTGTCGTCGACCGTCTCGATAATAAAGTCATCATCGTCGGGGAGCTCAACCTCATCGTCTTCGCTGTCGTCAGCTTGATGCGACGCGGATAATTCGCGGTCGTCCTCGTCGTCAAACGCATCGCTGTTGTGTTTAAGTGCCATTAGAACGCTCTCTCATAGTCAGAAGGGTCGGCGACAACGGCTTGAACCGTGTCATCGTCAATCAGTCGGAACTCAACGCCATCTACTTTCAGGCGGGTGCCGGAATACGAGCGGAAAATCACATGATCCCCCTCTTTACAGAACGGCCCGGAGGGATACCGCTTCTCGTCCCCATATGCATCGGGGCCTAGAGATAGGACGCGACCAAGAATAGACGCGGTGTCTTCCGCCTGACGTAGTTCGTCGGGCAAGTAAACGCCGCCGGAGGTCTTTTCTTTTGTCTTTGCTGTGATGATAAGCACCCTATAGCCAGACGGCTTGGGTAACTTAGCCAGGGTCTCTGGCTTGATATCTAAGTCGATATACATTGTAACTTCCCTTAAGTTGTAGCGCAGCAGTGCTGCACTACTTATGTATAAGTATTACTCGTCAGCTTCAAGGTGTTTCTTCTCTAGGTCCTTGATCTCGTCTATAATTCGGCTGAGCGTTGCGTGTTTTGCCTGGACGACTTTCACATCGTCCAGTGTCTGAAACCCCGCGTGTACTAGCTGATCCGCGAGACCCGCACGCTCTTTATCGAGTCGCTCACTTAGTTGACTTAATAGGCTCATTACCAGGCTCCTTCAGTACTTTAGCCGCTTCTAGAGCTATCTTAGCTCCCTCGCGAGCGTCCGCGCGCTCGTCGTTATCCAGCTGCGTAGCGATACGCACACCGGCCTGAACTCCGGCACGGCGGTCCTCAGAATCAATGCGCTGCGACTGGATCTCGTAGTCTTGTCGCTGCTTGGCTTCCGCCAGACGGAGTTTGGCTTGCTCCATCTGCGCGCGGTGCTGCGCCTCCATGTGCTTGATCTGAACTTCCTGCTGCTTGATCTGCAGCTCTTGCTGCTGCATCTGGACTAGCGGGTCTTGCGCTTGCTGCTGCGCCTGTTGCTGGGCCGCTTCTTGCTGGTTGCGTTGCAGTAACTTGTCCGCGGCTTGAGCGGCGAGGCGCGATACCTCGAGCTCTACTTCCTCCGGCAGGTTCTCTTCCGTGCTGGGCAGCTCCGCGCCGAGGACTTTCTGGATCTCAACTCGGTACTGCTCCGCCAAGTGCTCGGTGATGTGCGCTGTAGCCGCGGCCTCGATGGCCTGTGCGAATGGAGACTGGCCGACCAGCTCGGCGATCTTGGGGTCCTGCATGGCCGCCATGTGGGTGCGGATATGCGCCTCGTGGTCCTGATAACTAAAGACTTTGACCGGCTCCTGCTTGAGTAGCGCCATGTTCTCAGTGACCGGATCCATGGGCTTAATGTCGCCTGGGAGTTTAACAATGTCGCTCGCGTCAGGGATGCCGAGCACTTCAAGCATCTGCCGGTGAAGTTTGCCCATGTCGTAAAACTGAGGCGCTTGCTGCGCCAACTGAAGCGCAGATTGATACTGAACGACGCGCTGAGCCATTGTGGCAGCATTAGGGTCGGCGACAGGAATAACGTCCACACGGCCGTCAAAATCCTGAGCCCGGTTCGCGTCATCGTCTACTACGTAGCTGTACTCTTCAGGCATATCGCGGTTGATGATCCGCGCGATGAGCTTAAGCTCAAGGGCGATGGCGGCGTAGACGCGCGCCTGGATGCCCGACATGACTTTCATAGAGCGTTCGAGCAGGGCCAGGGTGGTACCCACCGGAGCCTCGGGGTTCATGTTACCAACCTGAAGGTCTGCTACGGACGCGATGCGCCGGCCCTCTTCCACAATACTCCCCAGCAACTGGTAGAGCACTCCTGATGGCTCTTTATATGGCAGAGTCATGATGGCGTCTTTGATAGAGCCAGAGGGGACGTCGATGTCTCGGAATTCACCGGGGTTGATCGGTGTATGGTTATCGTGGATGCGCATGCCGCGGGCCTTGAGGCCGCCAGGCAGGTTAGACAGAGTGCCGGCGTCAATCAGCTGTCGAAGGATAGAGGTAGCGGACTTGGCGAGGCCGCCGATCAGGTGGACAAGCCCCAAACCGTAGAAGCCCATGCCCGGGACGTACTTATAGTGAACAAAATGCTCCAATTTTTTACGTTTTTTGTCGCCTTCGTCCCAATTCCGGTAAATAGATAGAACTGTGGTTGAGCTCTTGTCGATAGTTACAACGTAGGGGTTACTTCGCCCGGTTCCGTCATCATCCATATCCAGGTCCAACCGCACGTGAACCTCCAGCAGTGTATGTCGATCATCGTTTGTAAGTCCGACCGTCTCGCCGTTAAGCTCGTTGTACTTCTGCTCGATGTCAGACAGCTCGCCTACCGGTTCAGGAAGCTCAACGTCGCGATACAGCCCCGCATACTGAAGCGAGGCAACCTCGTGCGCGGTGCGTTTCATGACGTGGGTGTATCGCTCGCTGGTGCGCAGGTCCGAGGCGCCGTAGGCGACAATCATATCCTCTGCGGGCACGAACAGGGCCGCGGGACGCTCCTCGATGGGGTCATAGTAGACCTTACGGAACGCGGAGCCCGCTAGCGGCAGGCGGAACAGGAGCTGCTCGGTCTCGTCTCGGTACTCCACCATGTTCTCGGTCAGCTGATAGTTCAGCTCAGTTTCGACGCGCTGGGCCTGCTCCATCAACTCGGTGGTCTGTTTACCTATGACCCGGGTGCGGGCCGGGCCCGTTGACGGAAACACCTCTGCCATAGACTGCGCCTGGAACCGCAACACGGCCTCGGTCATGAGGGGGTGGAACACCCCTGTCGCGCCTTCCCAGGGGATAGTGCGGTCCTCGACCTTCATCCCGAGCTGGTCGATACCTTTGACGTACGCGTCGGCCCACTCGCTGCGGGACTCGCGGTCTCCTTCGAACGCTTCAACTAACTCGTTCGCAATTGTGTCCAGCTCGTCGTCTGAGAGGTATTCGGCCAAGTTCGCGTCGTGCGCGCCGGCGGCCTCTTCATCAGGCTCGCCGCTAAAGTCAAACAGCGTACTACCGTCTTCCAGCTCGATCGCGACGGGTTCGCCGTTTTCGTCTGAAAACGCTACGTCCTCCCCGAGCTCTACGTTGGTCTCTTCCAGGGCGTCGTCTTCGCCGTTGATGATCTGTTGCATAGCCCGGGGCTGCATTGCGCGGTCAATAGCCATAAAAAGTCCTTAATAGTACGCTGTCTGGCGCGGGCGCGGCGCGTACTCTTCGTCGTAGTCAGTACCAAGGCGGATCAGCCCACCCTGGCGAAATCTCATTAGGGCGTATACCATTGAGTCGACCAAGTCGTCGTGAGATGCGAACGGAAACGCCGCTACCTCCTCCACAAGTTCTTCCGCCCAGGGGTGATCGGTAACCCAAACCAGCCCAGATGCAATTATATCAGCAACTGAGTTCAATCGCGCCATCTTATCGCCAGACCCGCGGTGCGGTGTATACTCCGTTACTGGAATACCCATACGCCTGAGTTCTTGATAAATGGCCACGCCGGCACTCTTTTTCTCAACAATAAACGAGTCCGGCTGCCAATCTTGGTATTCTTTGATGCACAACTGTTTGAGATCCGGGAAGTCCACCCGCGTCTTAATCGCGTTGAGCAGGATGAGGTTGTAGGCCCCCGTATCCTCGTTGACGAACACCCCCCACGTAGTCAGAGCAGTGTAGTCCGCCCGGTTGTGCGTCTCGGCCGCGGCGTCCAGGGACATGATAACCCCCTCACACGACGGGAACCGATCTCTAGTCCAGCGCTGCCACCACTCTCTCTTGATGACTGCAGCTTCTTCGGACGTGGGGTTCTGCTGGTACTGGGCGTTCCATTGAAACAACGGCATCGAGGCCTTGGTACGCTTCAGCTCTTTGAGCGGGAAAAACTCCGGCCACAGGGCTTTCTCTATAATCCCACCCTCGCCGTCGTCCACTTCTAAGATCGCGGGGAACTCGACGACTTTATACTGGTCCGCTTCGGGGTCCTTAGCCCCCGCGGCCACGAGCCGCCCGGTCAGGTCATCATTGTGCCAGCGCGTCTGTACCACAGCAATTCGGCCGCCCTTCATGAGGCGGGTACGCGCGCCGTAGGCGAACCAGTTATACGTAGTCTCTAGCGCACTGAAATCTCCAGACAGCAAGCTCTGTTCTGAAATAGGATCGTCCACCACCAGCAGATCAGCGCCACGACCAGCCAGAGCAGAACCAACACCGCAAGCATAAAACTCCCCACCATAATTAGTATTCCACCGGCCAGATGATTTAGAATCGACTGCAAGCGAAACATCAGGGAATATCTCCTTAAACTTATCACTAGCGATCAGGTTCCTCACCTTACGGCCGAAATCTACCGCCAAGTCGGCGGTGTGGGAGACCATAATGATGCTTTTCTTGGGGTTCTTACCAATAAACCAGGCCGGATAAAGTAAAGATGTAATATTCGACTTACCGTGACGCGGGGCCAAGTTAACACAGACCCTATCATTACTGCCTTCGGCGATCGCCATCAACTCATCTGCAAGTATTCGGTGGTGCTTACCAACTACAAAGTCCTCCTGCATATGGTGTGCAAACGCAATCAAGTCGCTCTGGCACTCTTCTACGTGCTCTTGGCGGTCGAGTTCTTCCAAACTATCGTTTAATGACTGAACTTCATAGTCCGACAGCTGGTCGAGGTTCTGCAGGAGCAGGTTAATCTCCGCTCTAGTGAACTTCAGATCGTTTTTACTCACCGTCATCACTCCCGAAGGCCTCATCTACATCGAATTCGGCGTCGTCGATCTCCGCCGGGTCAGCCTGTTGTACTATAACGAGCTTATTTAGCTTCTCGCGCAGGCTCGCACGCAAGTCATCGGCCGTCTGGTGGGTGTGTGTTACTTCAATCCGCTCCGAAAACAGCCCAACATCGGAAATTTTACCTAGGAGCTCAAGCGCGCGCAAGCGTATCCGGGCATCCTCGTTCTCCGTCTCGTGCAGGAGCTTATTTGTAATCAGGTGGCGCACCTGGGTGGCGCTCTCGACGACGTTGTGGCCCCACTCTTTGAGGATCTTGTCCGCGAACAGCAACTGCTGGGGCTTGAGTGCGGCCACGCGCCTTACCGTGGCCTCTTTTGTCGTCTCTACCGGGCTCTCGGCGTATGACATGACGAGCGTAGCGACAGGATCGAGATCCCCCTCGTCAAGCGGCATGGGCAGGCCGTTCCTACCCAACAACTCCGCGGTCTTTGCCGCGGCTGCAACACGGTCGCTAAAGTCGTCGAGGCCCGGGCCTACCTTATAATAATGCCCACTGCCGGTCTTATTCGGCAGTGGGATGTCCAGGTCTGGTTCAGTGGTTAGTGCCATCGGTCACTTCGCATGGGTTACTCCCATCTGGCCTTGATACTTACCCGCCTTGTCGGCGTAGGTCACATTCGGCCGCTTGGACTTGAAGAACTGGAACTGGCAGATGCCCCGCCAAGGGAAG